GAACTTAACGACACTCCATCTAGTTACACTGCAAAAGCGATACAGGCGGCTAACGCGGCTGGAAACGCAACAGTGAACTCAGAACTTTTAGTGAGTGCATCATCTAATGATGTAACAGTAGAAAACGGCACAAGTAACAAAGACATCATCTTTGCTGTGAATGACGGCGGATCAGCCACAACTGAAGTATTCAGATTAGATGGCGATGTGTCAGCACTAAAAGTAGCATCGGGCAAACAAATACAAATAGGTGCGGCTGAAGAGAACATCTCAGGAGATGGTACTGATATAACATTTGCTGTTGGATCAGGCGGTGATATCAATCTTCCATCGAACATTGGATTAACATTTGGTGATGATGGTGAAAAGATTGAGGGTGACGGTACTAACCTGACTATTTCGTCATCTGGAACTTTAACTATTAGTAACACAGGCTTGATGACTGTGTCTGGTAGTTTAAAAGTTGCTGGAGACTTAACAGTTGACGGAACACAAACAATTTTAAACACAACAACACTTTCAGTAGAAGATAACATTATCGAAGTAAACAGAAACGTATCATCTAACGCAGGCACACCATCAGTTTCAGGTTTGCAGGTGAACAGAGGTGACGGTTCTACTGCGACAGAGAAAGCATTGCTTTGGGCATGGGATGAATCTTTTGCAGACGACGGTACTACTACTTTCGGTAACGTTGGTGGTGCTTTTACGGCATTTGCAAGAGCAAGAAGTGACTCGGGTATACCAACAGCAGACGACTTGGTGGATATTAGAGCAAACGTTGTTCACGCAACTTCAACTTCGGCTCAATACGCGGACGTGGCGGAGCGATTTGCCGCAGATGCTCCTATGGCGGAAGGTGCTGTCGTTATGTTAGGTGGTACACAAGAAATCACTGAAACATCAACTGACAAGTCTCCAAAAGTATTTGGTGTAATTTCTACACAACCAGCATATGCCATGAACGCAGGTGCAGGTAATAATGAATCACATCCTTATGTTGCAATGACTGGTAGAACTCCTGTGAGAGTTACTGGCTCTGTAAACAAAGGTGATAGGTTGGTAAGTTCTTCAATCAAAGGCACTGCTAGAGCAGTATCAGACAGCGAAGACATCAACCCATTCCATGTTATTGGTAGAGCATTAGAAAACAAAACTGATGACAGCATTGGCATGGTAAATTGTGTGGTCAGAACTAACAACTAATAAGTAATTACATACTCTTCCTTAAAGGGCGGCTACGGTCGCCCTTTTTTTTTAGGCGTATAAATACCTATACTGCTGTCGGTCGGCAATGATAACGAGACCGTGTACGGCGTATTGCTGTGCTAACATTATTATAAAGGAGTACCTTAAGTATGGCCATAGGTCGTATTACAGGGTCGGTATTAAAGTCCAATCTGACTAGGAATGGAGTCGACCTTGCATTTGAAACAAACCTGTTGTACCTTGACGTAACAAATTCTCGTGTGGGTATTGGTACTTCTTCACCTTCATCTCTTTTACACATAGACGGAACCACAACCACTAGTGGCTTTACTGCCAATGGTGCGATCAACATAGACGGTACTGGCACGTCCAACATGGACAATGTCATAATAGGTGCGAACACGGCGGCCGCAGGTAGTTTCTCCAGTCTTACGCTTACAACCGATCTACCAGTCACACATGGAGGAACTGGTGCTTCAAGTCTCACAGACAACTCTGTGTTGACAGGGGCAGGCACATCAGCAATCTCGGCTGAAAGCAATCTTACTTTTGATGGCTCAACACTTGCAGTGACAGGTGCCGCAACAGTATCAACTACACTCGGAGTGACAGGCGCATCAACACTAGATGGTGTGACAATCTCAGACAACACAATAAAAACAAATGCCTCTAACGCAAATTTAGAACTATCAGCAAACGGTACAGGTAGTGTCAGCATAAGCGGAATTAATTATCCAACGTCCGACGGGTTGAATGGTCAGGTCTTACAAACCGACGGAAGTGGCGCTATCTCATTCGCTGATGCCTCCGGGGGTGGTGGCGGAAACAACACAGCAATCAGGCAAGTTGATTTCAACTTCCTGACAACGGCAAAGGTTGTAGACCAGTTTGATATACAGGAATTCCGCGGAGCGGTGTATCACATTCAATTGCACGATGTGACAAACACGCTTTATGGACAGACAACCATAAACGTAGTACACGATGGCACAACTGCATTCATATCTCAATACGAGACCAACGAGGACAGCCTTAACCTGGTCACTTTCACAGCGGCCATATCAGGAACAAAAGTACAAATCACGGCCACACCAAACGCAGATTCTTCTCACATAAACTTGAGAATGTACAGAATAGCGTTGGGAGATCATCATGAGACAGTTTCAAACACCAACAGTAAAATTATTGTTGATACAAATTCAATAGGCAGTAGTGCTACCACTATAGACACTTTTACAAAAACAGACATAAGGTCTGCAAAATATTACATATTGATAAAAAATTCAACTAACACAGAATTCCAAATCAGTGAATTGAGTGTTACCCACGATGGCACTACCGCCTACTTCAACGACTACGGCAAGTCATCAACGAACTCTAATCATTATCTTGCCACCTTCCAGGTAGACATATCAGGCAGTAATGTTCTCATCAAAGCGATTGCAGGTGGCGGCACGGAAGCCACCGCGACAATGTACAGGATCGATCTTGGTTCAAAAACAAAATTAGGAATGTACGACAACGTGCATTATGGAAAGGCAGGAGATGTCGACAGTACCACACAGACCATAGACACATACACTGCATCAGTTTACAAGTCAGCAAAATATTTTGTTAGCATTGGCAACAGTGCCGATGCAGAATATCAAAACTCAGAAATCACTGTCGTAAACGATGGATCGGATGCGTACATAACTGAATCATTGGTCAGAACAGGTACAACTAATCTCGCAACATTCACTGCCGACATATCAGGCGGATTCGTAAGATTAAGAATGTCTGGTACGAGTTCTGACAACGAGATATATTTTGCGAGGATCAGCCTCGAAGAACCGTTGATATACCGGGCACACGGACATTCTGCAAATGACGTTTTTGTATCCGGAAAAAATTTAGTTTTAAGCAACACATCAGTAGACATGTCGGGAGCCACAGGTGCTTTAACATTGCCATCTGGCACATCAGCACAAGCACCATCTGGTACGGGTGGTATGTTGCGTTACAACACTAGCACAGGTGCATACCAGAAGTTTGACACAACGTCGGACGCTTTCGTTGACATCACAACTACGACCAGTACCGCTTCAACAGACGATGCAAGTGTGCCATCACCGACAACATCAATAGGAACTACTGCAACAGTAATTGACCAATTCACCACATCAACGGCGGACAGTGCTTTTTACTATGCCGTCACTAGAGATGAGATCAACAATGAGGTGTCGACGGCGAGGTACAGTGTTGTACACGACGACACTGCCGCATATGCCATGCAATCACACATGGTTGAGTCAGGCGATGGGACTAATGCCCATTTATCCGTAGACGCAGATATAAACTCGGGACAGGTAAGATTACTAGGCACAGGTACCAGCGTTGTCAACTCTGTCAGCCTATATAGGATAGTATTAGGGGACAGCACCAGTGCGGCAACAAGTGGTAACATCACGACAAGTGTCAACAGCGATGTGGACAGTGCCAGTGAAGTAATAGATTCATTTGCCCACGCATCATACAGGGGTGCCAAATATTTCATCAGTGTTAATTCGACATCACAACAGGAACTTTCTAACATAGAGGCGCTTGTAGTACACAACGGCACAACTGCATACATAACCACGTACGGTGAATCATTCACAGGAAGCAACAGTTTAATAAGCCTGACAGCGGCCATCAATGGTAGCAACGTAGAGTTGAGTGCTTCAGGTAACAGTCCAAACCTGCGTGTGACCATGTACAGGATTTTGCTCAGCGATAGCGAGAGTGCAAGTACAGGAGACAACGTCAACGTGATCGCGGCCACAACAGTAAGTTCAACTGCAACAACCATTGACAGTTTTAGCACGGGTAACTACACAGGTGCCTTGTATGTGGTGACCGGACACAATGGCACAGAGGGAGCGTCATCTATACAAGAAGTAATGGTGGTCTCTGACGGTTCTGATGCCTACGTTGGAGCAGGTCCTGTTGTCAGCAGTAAAGAAACAGATCAACTGTCATTCACCGCAAGTTTATCAGGTACAACAGTTAGTTTGAAAGCAAGTTCCACGTCGGGTGCCAGCACGACAGTAAACGCATACAGAGTGCACCTGCAAAGAGGTGAGGGCGGTGCGGCAACGAGTAACACTGTTTTGATAGACGTGGCACAAACAATTTCAGGTGCAAAAACATTCACAGCAGACGTTAAACTCAATGATGATGTAAAATTAAAACTTGGTACAGGTGGTGACTTAGAAATTTATCATGATGGCTCCAACAGTTATATCGATGACGCAGGCACAGGTACAATATTTTATAGATCTGGAACACAGACATTTATGAATGCCGCCGGTTCAAAAACAATGGCTGTATTCAATGCGGCGAGTTCGGTTGACTTAAATTTCAACAACAGCACAAAATTCCAAACAACAAACCATGGTGTTCAATTGGACGGTGTTATGAGGATGGCAGTCGAGTCGGGTGACCCATCAACTGTGAGTAACAGTGCTCATATATACGCAAAGGACGATTCTTCGAGTGCTGAAGTTTTTGTACAGGACGAAGCAGGTAACGTGACTAAGATATCTCCGCACAACGAAAAAGGGGAATGGGAATACTTCTCAAGGAACACTATAACAGGCAAAACTGTGAGGGTGAACATGGAAGAGATGATCAGAGATATTGAAAAATTAACAGGTAAAAAATATATCAAGGAGGAATAATGGCAAAAACATATAGTCTTTTAAAAGTTGCTGATGACGATCCCGAAGGCAAACCGATTACAAGTAATGATCCTGACTTTCATAAAAAACAAATTTATCACAAACTAGTAGTGAGGAATAAATCCACTAGTGAAAACAATTTGTTGTTAGTAACTAAAGCAGACACTAATGCCGCTGGTCCGCACATGACCCTAACTAGAGATAGCACGTCTCCGGCAAAAAACGATCAACTGGGTAAGATACAATTCAAAGGCAACGACAGTGCAGGAAACACAATTAGATATGCCAGCATTGGCGTAAAAATCAAGGACACAACATCTGGCCAAGACGATTCAGCAATAGAATTCACTTGTAGGAAAGCAGGACAACATAAAAGTCTATTGGTGGTACAGCCTGATGGTATATTTGCCTTCAACGACCTACCTTTGGTGCTAAAAAGTTCATCAGGAAAGACTACCAGAATAAAAGGAAAATCCACTACAAAACGGAACGTAGAATTTCCGGACTCGAATGGTGAAGTAATGGTCAATGACTCGGGCAAAGTAATGGTATCGGATCTACCAACAAGCGATCCAAACAATGCAGGGCAACTGTGGAACGATGGTGGTACTCTAAAAATTAGTGCCGGTTAGACAATCAAATCTAGTATAGTCTGTAATTTACCTTTAATACTTTTATTATTAAGAGTATTCTTCAAACCACCGTGTAGATTTTTTGGCCAGCATTCAAAGGCACACCAAGCATAACTGCTGTGTTCGTGATTAAGTTTTGGAATAAATTCATCTTGCACTGCTATGAGATATGTATTGAAAAAGAATTTTTGATCGTTTGAAGTGAACAGTTCTAATGGAACAACTTTCTTAAAGTTTGGCGTGTGACCAAGTTCTTCCTTTACTTCCCTCTTCAACCCCTCGAAAGCGGATTCCTCAAATCGTGCTTTGCCGCCTGCCAACCCCCAAAGTCCTTTTGTTTTTCCTGCTGTCCTTTGTAAAAAAAGAAAACGTTTGGTGTTGATAGAATAAAACAACGCACCGGCGCATATTATATTATTATCCATTTATCGTATTATAGCACAAGAGTCCACTTGCCTGCAATGTAAATTCCTTCATAACTTTTTAGCCATTGGGTTCCATCAAATCTATACTGAATACCAGTGGTAAGATTTGTTACATAGTGCTGGGTGGAATCTGGGTCTGAAGCATCAAATACGACGCCCCATTTACCAGTTGAACTGTTGTACTGTATGATATCATTAACACTTGCCCTCAAGTTACCCCAATTGGTTGCGTCAAAAGTGTTTGTGCTATCTCCTATTGTTCCTGTTATAAGGTATCTAGTGCCGTTGGCGACAGTTGCAGGTGGATCGAATGTCAATGGATTTATAATTTTTGTTACTGATGTCAACGAATTGCTTGGGATCGTGTCGCTGTCAATGTTGAATAATAAAATAGTTTCATCCAATGCCGTGGTTGCTATTGTTCCAACAATTTCGTTGCCGTTATCTTGCGTAAGTTTTATTTGACTTGTGCCATTTGTAATTTTTCCGTATTGGTTTAAAAGAACATTCCAGTTGACTGGAGGTCCAAATGTTTCGAATGGGTCAAGATTTAAGTCTTTGTTATCTTTTACACCAGTGAAGAACCCGTCTCCGCCACTACTTACATTAATACCTGTTGAACCAAGCAACCTCAGTTGGTTACCTGTGAGGAATAATGAAAAATTATTTGGAGTAATATAACTTCGAGACATTAAAGAACCATCTATTAGACCTTTGTTTATTCCCCCATCGTCGTCGTATATGCTCATTATTATTTTTTGTATCACACCCAATTTTGAAACTTTTACAGGTGGCGATAACCATATAGGCATACTAAAGGTTATTGTTGCTACATCAATTTCCGAATCCGCACCTACGGGTATACTTCTACTTGAGAACGTGACCCCTGTCAGTTCAATGTAACTCAAACTTGTCCAGTCTATGTAGTTGTCGGATTTTTGAATCTCAAAATCTGGGTTGAAAAGGTATAAAATTTGTTCTAATATCTGAAGTTTCATATCAGTGTTTGTTGTAAAGATATCAGCACTGACCTGCAACCTAAAAGGGGATGGCATGACCTTTTCTATGGTGTAACCTGCACCTAGTTGATTATCGTAGGCTTGAGTTGTAGAATTATAATTACGTTCTCTCAGGTGTTGTTTTTCAATGTGATAAGGATTTTGCATTCTGTCTCTGTCATATTCTAGACCAGTGATGTAGGCCGCTATTTTTGGTGCATACACCATTGCGTTTTCTGAGTTTTGTCTTAGAATATTTGCAACTTGTCTTGTGATGTCACCATATACAACAGGTACCTGTTTTAATTGGACCTGCCCATCTGAACCTTTGCCTAATTCAATTGAAAAATTACTCAATACTCTCACAAATTGAGTAAGAAATTTTCTAATTTGTCCTTCGTAAAAATGTAACATTAATCGTCAGCCTTTGGTTTTAACGCATTAGTAAGTGATTGTCTTTGTTGCACAGTCAATCCATTAATAGTAGTTGAGCCTGACTGATTTATAAATCCTGTTTTGTAATTACTTCTAGTGTTATTGTTTGTAGTAGTTAGCCTTACAGAATCCTCCACTTTAATCCATCTGTTTCCGTCATATCTGAATAACCTATTTGGTAAAAAGTCTGTTCTCAACCAATAATCTCCTTTGTCCACATTTGATGTAGGAAAACTGGTACCGAAGCCTGCTGGATGACCGTTTGGTGGAATACCATCACCGTCGTAATAAAATCCATAATGCGATGAAGCAGGGGTGTCAATCACAGCGGATACCTTTTTATCGGTAGACACTGTATCTTGAGAATTAACAGAATCTAGTCGTATATTTCCTCTTTCATCAATCGGTGCAACATAATATTGTTTATAATTGAATCCCGACTTAGGTGCATCCTCTTCCGCCTGGGCAACAACCTGAGCATTGATATCTTTTTCTCTGTTGTATGTAGACATGTAAGATGCCAGCGTATTATCTGTGCCTTCCACATTTTTGTCTAATATATCTCTGTATTCCTGCGAATCAACAAGTGATTTTAATTTCAAACGTAACAGATGTGGCCACCAGGTTTGCGAAAATCCTTCTGCGGCCCTGTTAACATCCTCTACAACGTAGTATCTTCTCAACGCAATAGGAATCGTTTCGTCTAGACTATAATCATCTTTCATGTGAGGTAATTCTAACACGTCACCACTCATTGGTTTACGTCCAATTCTCTCGACAACATCGTTGAGATGCACGGTCATGAACACTGTGTCGTTTTGTAAAAACATTCCAAATTGAGACAAATTAAAGTCGGTGTCTGAAACATTATAAATGCCTCTTATTGTATAGATATCGTCG